TCCCATTCGACATCGAGTTCTTTAACAAGATCACAAAAGGTGGTCTCCCTAATAAGACTCTCAATGTCGCTCTCGCTGGTACGGGCGTCGGCAAGTCTCTATTCATGTGCCACATGGCTAGCTCCGTCCTCTTGCAGGGGAAGAATGTTCTCTACATCACTCTTGAAATGGCGGAGGTCAGAATTGCTGAGCGGATTGACTCGAACCTCCTCAATGTAAATATCAAAGACATTGCCGACCTGCCTAAGGTAATGTTTGAAAATAAAGTTAATAAACTTGCAAAGAAGACTCAAGGTCAGCTAATTATTAAGGAGTATCCTACTGCTAGCGCACATAGTGGACATTTTAAGGCACTTCTTAATGAGCTTGCACTTAAGAAGTCATTTAGACCTGATATTATTTTCATCGATTACCTTAATATATGCGCTTCCTCGCGGTATCGCCAGGGTGGCAATGTCAATTCATATAGCTATATCAAAGCAATTGCTGAAGAGCTTAGAGGGTTGGCTGTTGAAGCAGGTGTCCCTATCGTTTCTGCCACGCAGACCACTCGTTCTGGTTATGGTAGCTCTGATGTTGACATTACTGACACTTCTGAGTCCTTTGGTCTCCCTGCTACTGCTGATCTTATGTTTGCCCTTATTTCTACAGAAGAGCTTGAGGAGTTGGGACAAATTATGGTGAAGCAGTTGAAGAACCGCTACAATGACATATCAATAAACAAGAGATTTGTAGTTGGTATTGACAGGGCAAAGATGAGACTGTATGATTGTGAACAGTCTAAAGGTGGAGATCTCTTAGACAGTGGACAAGAAGAAGAATATACTCCTCCAGATACAAGTGCTATGAAAAGTAAATTTGCAAAGTTAAATTTTTCTGATGTCTAGAATTCAAAATCATAATACAGTCTGGAATGACATTTGTCAGGTAAATAGACTGGCGTGTGAGTATTCTTATCTGGGTAAAGATAAAGATATTCCTATTCTTACTGCTAAAAATTTCTTTGCAAATCCTGATCAGGTAACAAAGTTTTTTGAGCAAGGTCACTGGTGGGAAAATGGTCATAATCATATGACGGACAATCTCATTAGACCTGGTAGATCTTTATATTTTCATGAGGAAATCATGGAATGGTTTGCTCAACCAATCATTAGTGGATTCAAATCTCTACTAGGTGTCCAGAACATAAAGGTTCATTCTATTAATGGAAACTGTTTCAATGGAGACATGCCATTAAACAATGTTCTTGCAGCATTTCCTCATACGGATATTGTTGGAGAGTTTCAATCCTCTCCTCAAATTGCCTTCAATATTTCCTTAACCAAACCAACAGGAAATGATATGGTCCAGACTGGATTCTGGTCATACGAAGGTAAGAAAACAAAACTAGATTTTAGTTTTAACGACGAATCTAAAGTAGAAGATTTCAATCAGTATATTCAGGGAACTTCTAATGACAATACCAAGTGGTTTCAGATCGAAGATTACGAACCATACAAGCTTGAAGAAATCGTCACTATGGACTATAATAGTCTGGTAGCATATCCATCACACTTCCTTCATAATCCATACATGAAGTCCAACTGGTTCACTGACCGTGATAGACTTACTATTGCTGGTTTCCTCAGTGTATCTCCAGAAGAATTAAACTTTGAAGAAAGGCATCTGGAAGATGTTTCTTACTCATGGGAGTTTTTCCATCTAGATAAGATCCACAATTTCCATCCAAAGAAAACCAAAATTATTAGTTATTAATCATGCCAATGAACACCAATGCCCTCAATCAAGAGGTGCCACAACCTACTCCCCCTCGTCGTCCTAATCGTCCCAAAGAGTTCTGGGAAGCAGAACCTGGCGATCCTGAAGTTGTGAACGCATGGCGGGATAATCCTGAAGACCCTACTGGTCAACAGGGTACTATTCCTCAGGAAGCAGAACCTATTAACTATCAAACTAGTGTTGTAGTGACTCCTGCCACCACCACTGCAAAATCTGATAAGTACATCTCGTTTGTTGATCAGGTTACCAGTGCTCCTTCTAAGGACAATGCTCAGTTCATTGCTCGTGTTGCATCTCTGCAAGCAGAAGGTTGTGACATTCAGCGTCTCCTGACTGCTGCTGTTGGCATTGCTGCTGAGGGTGGTGAATTTATGGAGATCGTTAAGAAGATCACCTTCCAAGGCAAACCCTGGAATGAGGATAACATTGAGCATCTGAAGATCGAACTGGGCGATGTCATGTGGTATGTTGCTCAGGCATGTATGGCACTCGGCGTTTCTCTGGAAGAAGTTCTGGATCGTAACATCGATAAACTGAGTTCTCGTTATCCCGAAGGCACCTTTGATGCCTACTACTCTGAGAATCGTAAAGCAGGAGACCGTTGATGATTAACATTGAACTCGAACCAGTAAACGCAGTCTGGGTCCTGCAAGCATTGATCGATGCACAAAAAGGATTTACACAAGATCCTGTGTGTGTACCAGAGCGTATTGTTATTATTCGCGATACGATCAAAAAAATTGATGAGGCACTGGAAGCATCTAAACCTCTTGGAATGGATGAGTGCTGATCTCTGATGTATAGTTTCTGGATCCACCTAGTAGCATTCTTCCAAGTTGTTGTGATGAATTGTATTCAACCTGTTAACTGGCAGTATTGCTATCGGGTGGACCAATGGCTAATTCCAGATCTTGTTGAGGGGTATAAATTGTGGTCTGGAGAGACACATCCTTATCAATCTGAAAAGGACTATCTAAATAAGAGAGAAGAATAGTTCCTCTTTTTTAATGTCAGACTCAGAAATTCTATTAGCAGTGAACTCTGCTCTGACAGGAGTTCAGACTAAGGTTGTAAAGGCTGGACCAAAAGTAGATAAGATAAGAATTATTTCTGCTCAGCGGGCAGAAGCGCAAGATCAAATATCTAAAATACTGAAAACTAGGAGGGTTCCCTTTGTCAATGAGATTGACAAAAACGAATCCTCCTTTCCAATTACAAAGATTACGCTGTCGTCCAGCATAATTAAACTCATCTACAAGAAAGGTGCAGGTGGTGGATCAGGAGCTGGTGCAGCATTAACTAAACTCGCTGAGTCATCGCAAGCACTTTACGCATCGGTTGTGTTTAATGTTCTTCGCCGTGAGATGACTAATAAGGATGTAACCAAAGACAATTTTGTAAGAGCAGCAGCAGGAGCTATTACAGATGAGAAGTTTGATCTGATGATAAACAGTTTGCCAGATGATTGGATCAATTCATCCATCGCTGGTGCTAATGCACTGTACAGAATGTATGGTGGGAAAGGTCAATTTACTTTTCATAGAGGATCTCCATTAGTAAATGCTATTGAAAAGACATTTACTGCCATCAATAGAGAAGAGTCTGCTTTTGGTAATCTTAATAAGTGGAGTCCTGCTGATATCTATATTGTTGGTAAAGGTTTTAATCCTGGAGAGTTGACTCAAGAAAGAACTCTTAAGGGTTTGAATGAAAAAATGTTTGAGTATGTTCAGTCTAATCAATTGATCGGAGTATCTCTAAAAAAGATCAATGGTCAGATAGGACGCATCAGTCAGAAAAATTTTCCATCGGATAAAAAGTCCATTACTGCATCTTTCCGTGGAACGACCACGAACACGGAAGCAATGGATGGATACATCCAGTGGGGCACTGCTACAACAGAAAAGATTCAGTTCAGAAGTTTCGGTGGTGAAGCATCTCTGACTGGATGGCAGGGAGAAATTAAAGGTGCTTCTGCAAACCAAGGTAAAGTATCTTTGGGTCCTATTAACTTTATTTTGAAGCGGCATGGTCTTCCACAGTTACCAAAGTCATCCGAGTCCGCTGCACTGGCAATGGCAAATAGTGATAAACATGCTGCTAACATTGCCTCAATGATGGCACAGTATGGTATAATTAGTCCAGCAGATGTTCAGGGTGCCACTACTCTAGTTAAGAACAATTCCAATAAGTATAGGTATTCAAAGTATCTTGTACTGACTCTTTTACTAACCATGAAGAACGCGCCAAAGAAAATACAAGATCAGGTTGTACAAGATCTTTATCTCTATGCTAGTTCTCAAGCAAGTTACTCTGCCCCTTACATTAAATTAGAATGAGTGAATATATTTTTGGTATTCCTATCTTTAAATATTGGAAAGATCCTACAGAGATTAGACAAATCGCTGAAAAAAAGTTTGAGACATTCAGCGAGTATCCTATAAATGGAACACCTACAGGATGGTCTTGTAATCTAAGAACTGAATTCCATTCATCTGATGAAAACAGATATGGAGAGATATATAGAGATGTCATGGAAAGACTTACATCTGATCTCGATCTGTTGGAAGAGAGATGTTATATAGATGAGAGTTGGTTAAATTTTTACCAAGGTAAAGATCATGGTCAGGAAGAGCATGATCATCTGCCAGGATTTTTTTCTGGCATACATTATGTTAAATTTAATCCAGAAGTTCATAGCAGTACAGACTTTATGAACCCTCAGCATCAGTTGTATATGTTTATGAATAATGGAAGAGTGATGGGAGATAACTGTGCCAGATCTGTTTCTGGATCTTACACTCCTGATGTGTCTGAAGGAGATGTTATAATTTTCCCTTCATTCTTGAGGCATCTTGTTAAACCCACAGACAGTGATGAACTTAGGATCACACTAGCATTTAATATAAATACCACTAAAGGGTCTAATAGACGGGTGTTTGGTCGCTGATACTATGAAATCTTTCTTCAATTTTTTAGGAGAGGCACAGTCCAATGCTGCTAAGCAGGCAAAGAAGCTTGGGCTAAAGGGTGATGGTCATGGATCCTGGTTGGATTCCAATGACAGGGTTGTTGGTAGAACTGTAGATGGTGAGTTAGTTTTTTCTAGCGGTAGAAAACCATCACAGGATACAGATCCAACAAAACCAGGTAGAGCAGCAAGACAAATTGCTCCAGAAGCACCTCCCCCAGGACCACCTGGTGCTGGTGGTCAAGAGGCTGCTCCAGAAGAGGAAGAAGAAGCAGTAGAAAAGACACGCGGAACCATCACTATTGGATTCGGTAGGTTCAATCCTCCTACATCTGGACACGAGAAACTGCTAGACAGAATTAAAGATGCTGCTGAAGATGGTGAATATTTGATTTACCCTTCCCATACCACTGATGCACAGAAGAATCCTTTGGATGCTGAGACAAAGGTTCTTTTCATGAAGAAGATGTTCCCTGATCATAGTTCTAATATTGTCTATGATCCATCTATTCGCACTATTATTGATGCTTTGAAAAATGCAGACACCCAAGGATTCTCCTCTGTCAATATCGTGGTTGGTGCTGACAGAAAGCAGGAGTTTGAGAGTCTCGCGAACAAATACAACGGGAGTCTCTATACTTTTGATTCGCTTAATGTCATCAGTGCAGGGGAGCGAGACCCTGATGCTGAAGGGGTCGAGGGTATGTCTGCTTCCAAGCTCAGAGCTTTAGCAGCAGACGGAGACTTTGAGGCATTTAAAAAAGGATTGCCCAAAGCAGCAAAGGGTGTAGTCGCTAGAGAACTGTTTAATACAGTTCAGAAATCTATGGGTAAGGCTGCTACCAAGAAAGAAGGTCTTGAACTGTGGCAGATCGCGCCTAAGTTTGATTGGAAGACTCTGAGAGAACAATACATCTCTGGTAATGTCTTTAACATTGGTCAACTTGTAGAGAATATGAATACAGGTCTCATCGGTAGGGTGATGAGAAAGGGCACTAACTATGTCATCGCTGTTACAAATGAAGGTATCATGTTCAAATCTTGGATTCAGGATTTGAATGAATACTTTAAGAAACCTGTCAGCGGAGTCGTTGCTTCTAAGAGAGAAGTCGGTACAGACTCGTATAGAGAGTATGTACAACAACTGACTCCATCCGAGAAGGTCAGGTCGTTTATAAATAATAACAAGAAATAGTCAGCCGTAGAAGGTCGATGTCAAATTTTATTGAAGAGAACTCGGAACTCATCATGCTTCGCAGCATGGTAAATGTTTTCATGCCTGAGGCATTGGATCCAGTAGGAAAAGAAGACGCCGATATCGATAACGACGGTGACTCTGACAGCAGTGACAAGTATCTGCACAAGCGTCGCAAGGCGATTGGTAAAGCTATTGCTGCAGAAAAGGGCAAGAAAAAGTCCATGAAGGAAGAGATGGAAGCATCTCTCCGTCAGAAAATGGAAGAGGCAACTGCTCTCCATCAAAGCAAGGATGCTACTACTTCTAATGAGAAGCAGGTAGAGATCACTGAGAAACCTGTTAACAATAAGATTACTGTTAACCCTGAGATGAAGGAGTCCGTCTCCAACATGATCCTCAGAATGTATGAAGATAAGTATATTGGTGAAGGTCTGAAGCAAGCGCGTAAGAATGTTGGCGCTTCTACCTGCTGGGATGGTTATACTGCCAAGGGCACTAAGAAGAAGAACGGTAAAGAAGTTCCTAATTGTGTAAAGGAAGAGGAGCTTGTTGAGGGTGAAAAAGCAGGATTAGGTGGTAATCGCGGTCCTACTCAGGGCGGATCCTCGGCACGGGATCGTGGCGGTGAGACTACTACCATTCAGAGAAAGAAAGAATCGCAGCGCGATGCCGATAATG